CAGGCTATTGGAAACTACAATCAACCTCAACAACCAACTTATGACCCGAACAAGTTTAGGCTTGTTCCATTCGGGAGTTAATTATGGCACAAGACATCGTATCTGGGTTGTTCGGACTATCTCCTAGTCAAGTTGCTCAACAACAGCAACAGCAGATTGATTTGCAGGCTCAAAACTTCGCCCAGTTAGACCCTTTCCAACGTGCCGCCCAAAGCATGTATCAAGCAGGCGCTGGACTCGGAGGAATTGGCGCAGGTATGCTTGGACTTGTTAATCCAGAGGTTGAGGCCGCGAAACAGCGTGAAGCTACGCTAGGCCAGATAGATATAAATACGCCGGACGGATTGCTTCAAGGCGCTGAACTTGCTCGTCAGCGCGGTGATGTACGGATGCAGATTCAACTGCAAGCATTGGCCGAACAACGCAAAGCCGAATTGGTCGACCAAGATCTAAAGGTTGCTCAAGCAGAGAACTTTAGAGAGGTTAAAAATCCAACTCCTGTTAAACCCGAAATTCAAGAGGTAGGTGTTGAAGGGAAGCCAGGTTGGAGGCAGCGCGCAATTGTGAATCCCGATGGGTCTACTATTCCTGTTGGCGCGCCATATATGTCATCTCAAGGCGGTGTCGGTGGCGGAGAAAGCAAACAGCCTATAGCTTATATTGACCCTAAAACCGGACGCGCTGTATGGGGGACGATGGGGCAAGCAAGAGGTAAAGTAGCCGCGATATATGATCCTGCGACAAAAGGTTATGTTGCTGGTGCAGCGAAAGTGGGAACAGGCTTTGGCGAGATGAATATGACTCAATACGAGGCCGCTACTACGGCGGTATCCTCAATAGAGGATATTGATAAATTGATTACACATATCAATACATCTGATGCTATTACAGGCATGGGTGCTGACGTGTATAAAAACATTGAGAGAGCCAAAGCAATACTTGGCGACAAAGTTGCAAGCGGCAAAGCGTCTGACACTGAAATTCTTGACGTAATGATGGGTTCGGAAGTTTTTCCAATGATTAAATCTCTTGGTGTAGGGGCGAGAGGGATGGACACCCCGGCCGAGAGAGAATTTATGCGTTCTGTTTTAACTGGCTCAATATCGCTGAATAAAGACACTTTATTGAGGATGGCAAAGATCCGCCGAGACATTGCCGAACGATCTGTTAATAAATGGAATTCCAGAGTTGAGAAAGGGGATCTTGATAGGTTTTATGAGGCGACAGGGATTCCAAAGGAAAAAATAGAGCTTAAAACTTCTGCTGGAAGTAATACGCAAACATGGGTGCGTGATGCAACTGGCCGTCTTGTGAGGGGGAGATAATGCCTATTACTGTAATGGTTGATGGTGTTAAGCATGTATTCCCTGACGGGACTACAGATGATGAGATTTCATTTGCATTGAACGGCCCAAAAAAGAGCCAAACTAACCAGCCACCTTCCCAAGAAGAAAACTTCCTGATGAAAAACTTTGTTCGCCCTGCGAATGAGTTGGCTGGGTCGGTTGTTGAGCCTGTGCTTGGAATGGCTACTGGAATGGCTGCAAAGCCAATTTCAGAGATCGCTGGTATGGCTGCTATTGGCAGTGAATTGGTATCCCCGAAAGGCGGCGATCCGGAGGCATTTAAACGGGACGTAGCCGAGGCGCTTACTTACAAACCACGAACGCAACTTGGTTCATCTAATCTCAACCCTATCAATGCAGCAATAAACGCTGCTGGAACAGTTTTTGATGCTGGGGGGGATATTGTCGCAAACGCGACTAAATCGCTAACAGGTAGTAATATTGCTGCGGCAGGAGCAAAAGAATCCGTATTGCAAGGATTGGGATTGGTTGGAGCCAAGACCGTGCCAAAGATTAAGGCTAAAGGGCTTAAAGAAAAGGCCTTGTATTCAGAGCGCGATGCGGCGCGTCAAGCATCAAAAGATGCCGGGCTGATTTCCCCACCAGAGGGCGGAATAGTTCGAAAAACGCTTTATCAAGCTGGAAAAGCAGGGGACGCTGTTTCATTAAAGAACCAACAAAAGGCCACATCTTTGCTGGCTCGTGATTCTGGATTGCCGGAGAATGTGCCTATTACCAAAGAACTGATAACAGAGAAAAAGCAGATTTTGAATAAATCGTATGATGCTTTTGCTGGTGCGTTCCCTGGTGGTGTGCAAATATCAACGCCATTCGTGAATAAGATGAAAACGAAGTTGGCTGACGTACAAAATAAACTTGCTACAGAGGCTACTACTTATTCGCATTTAAAAGATGTCCCAAGCGTAATTACAGAACAGATAAACAAAGCATCTGGTGTAAGGGATGCTCAAGGATTGATTGATAGCATTTCCGCCTTACGGAATAAAGCAGACGATGCTTACGCAATTGGCAATCCAAAAGCAGGAAAGATATATCGAGACATTGCAGACGGATACGAGAACGCAATGGGCGGCCAATTAAAATCGTCCAGTAATTTCAAGGTTTACAACGAATTCGAAGCGGCTAGAACGAAGTTGGCTAAATTGCACTTTTTGTCTGATGTTATTGACCCTGTAAGCGGGTTGGTTGACTTTAACCTCCTCCGGAACAAAGCTGGCTCTAGCATCAAGAAGAAAAAATTCCTAACTGGAGACACAAAGACTGTCGCAGAGTTTGCAAAGCAATTTAAGACAGCATCTAGGCAACTTACACCAGATCAAATAGCTTCATTGAACAAGTGGGAAGTTGCCGTTCCATTAGCCGCGCTAGGGTCTACCGGTGGTGGTGCTGCGGTAGGTGCGTCTATGTTTGGTAGTCCATTGATGGGTGCTGCTTTGATGGCTATACCTGCTGGCATGACGATGGCCGCACCAAAACTAGGAACTGCTGGATTGCTCTCTAGAACGCCAACATACACCAATAAAGGCATTCAGTCTGTTTACGGCACGGCTGCTTTGGCCCCATACTTTGCCGATAAGGAGCAACAATGACTTATTTGGAATTGGTTAATAATGTACTAATCCGGTTAAGAGAATCCACCGTGCAAACGGTCGCGTCTAGCTCATACGCGTTACTGATTGGCAAGTTCGTTAATGATTCTAAACGCCAAGTAGAGGACGCATGGAATTGGGATGCGCTATCTGCCGACCTAATTGTTACCACGTCAGCAGGAACGTCCAATTACGCCGTTATTGGCTCCGGCGTGAGACATAAGGGCGCCGTTATCAACTGTACTACTTCGACGGCTTTGAACCAGCTTAAAAACGTTCCAATCCAGTGGATTATCGACCAACAACAACTCTCCACCGTTCAGCGCGGTTCTCCGTGTTATTACGCATGGAATGGAACTAATGGCACGGATAGCAAGATTGAGATATTCCCCACACCAAACGGGGTTTACACGTTGGCTGTAAGCCTTTATGTGCCGCAACCCTCGTTATCTGCTGATGAGGATGTTTTAACTATTCCCCCTGAAGCAGTGATTGCGGGAGCATACGCTCGCGCTGTAGTTGAGAGAGGGGAAGATTCCGGGTTAAGTTCAGGAGAGGCTTACGGCTTGTATAAAGGCATATTGGCAGACCAGATAGCTATTGAAGCCAGCCGGTTCATCGAGAATGATTCATGGGTAGTTTGCTAATGGCTCAACAACTACAACCAAATACACTTTCGTCTCCTGGATTCTTTGGGATGAATTCCCAAGATTCGCCTGTAGTGATGGATCAGTCATTTGCGTTAAAAGCGCAGAATTGCGTAATTGATAAATCGGGCCGTATCGCCGCTAGAAAAGGGTGGAGCAAGGTTAATACAACCAATACCGAGTTATCCACAAGTAATATCTCCTGCCTTGGGGAATTGGTCGCTAATGACGGCTCCACAACTACATTAGCCGCTGGTGGCGCGTATCTGTTCAAATTAGTTGGTAATACACTCACAACATTAACGTACGGCGGAGGTGGGGTTGCCCCTGTTATCACTGCAAGTAATTGGCAATTCGTCCACTTGAACGGTGTTGCGATATTTTGGCAAATAGGGCATGACCCGCTGATATACGAACCTGCTGTATCCACATCGACGTTTAGGCGGTTATCAGAGCGTTCTGGCTATGCTGGGACATCTGGGCAATGTAACACTGCATTGAGCGCATTCGGGCGCATTTGGGCGGCAGATACATTAACAGATAAGAATACAGTTGTATTCAGCGATCTGTTAGCCCCCCATATTTACACTGGCGGGACATCCGGCACGTTGAATGTGTCAAAGGTGTGGACGAATGGCGCTGATGAGATTGTGGCTCTTGCCGCACATAATAATTTCCTGATTATTTTCGGGAAGTTTCAGATGATTGTGTACACCGGGGCTTCCGACCCCGCCACTATGACTGTGCAGGATACGATTGTTGGCGTTGGATGTTTAGCAAGGGATTCAGTTCAAAACCTCGGCACAGACGTTTGGTTCTTGTCATCAGAAGGCGTGCAGAGTTTTGGCCGTGTAATACAGGAAAAATCATCTCCTATAAACGAGATAACGAAGAATATCCGCGACGAGATCATTGAGCATATCCAAGCCGAGACACTAGCAAATATCAAGAGTGTGTATTCAAATGTCGATTCTTTCTATTTAATAACACTTCCGACAGCCGCAGAGGTTTATTGTATTGACACCAAAACGCCGTTAACAAATGGCGGATACAGGGTGACTGCGTGGAATGGTAATGTCCCAACTGCGTTATGCTCTAAAGTGGACAATACATTGATTTTCGGCAAATCAGGGTATGTTGGGTTGTATGGAACGTATAACGACGATGTGGCTGCTTACCGGATGGTTTATCATAGTCCTTATATTGATTTCGGGAACCCTATATTTGGAACGATCCTAAAAAAGATTCAAGTTACCACGATTGGTGTATGCAATAGCGCCATTATGAAATGGTCTTTTGATTTCATCTGGAAATACTTTAGTTTTGGATTCTCTATCAAACAAGGAAGCGGTGTTGTTGCGTATTACGGCGAGGATGATAAGTACAACACAACAGCCGAATACACCACTCCTGTAGTTGCCACAACAACCTCAATCAATGCTTCCGGCTCTGGTACTGTAGCCCAATTTGGATTTGAAGCGGTTATTGACGGTAACCCCCTGTCTTTACAGAAAATTGATATACTTACGAAACAAGGAAAGTTGAGGTAACTATGGCTGTTTATGTCAAAATAAGTGATTTTGCAATCAAGGATTCCTTGCTTACCGGGGACCCTGATAAAGTTATCACTGGCGCCGAATTGGATGCTGAATTCAATGCTATCGCCCTTTCCAGCTCGCAAAACATCACAGCAATCACTAATGCTCAATCTGCTGCGGAGGCTGCTGCCGTGTCCGCTGCGGCTGACTTGGTGTTGACTAACGCCGATGTTGTTCTAACTCATGCTGATGTTGTTCTAACTCATGCCGATGTGGCATTAACTGCCGCAGATGTTATCTCCGCTACCGCTTCTGCAAGCACCGCTACAACGCAAGCAAGCAATGCTTCAACTTCTGCATCCAATGCGGCCACATCAGAATCAAACGCAGCCGCGTCCGAATCAAGCGCCGCAACTTCTAAAACCAACGCCGGGACATCAGAAACAAACGCGGCGACTTCAGAGACGAATGCAAAAACATCAGAAACAAACGCGTCGGCAAGCAAAGTAGCTGCCGAGGCTGCCGCTAAATCATTTGCGTTTAAGTGGACATTCTCCGCCACAACTTCGATGGCCGACCCCGGAAGCGGCGTAGTCAGGCTCAATAACACCAATCCTGCAAGTGTAACAGCGATAGCTATTGATGATAACAATTCTGACGCACAGGATATTTCAGTTTATGTGACATCTTGGGATGACAGCACAAACCCCAATAAAGGCACTGTAACGCTAAAGCAAGGCGCAAGCATAGCCATTTACACTGTTACCGGATTAACTGATAACATTGGGTGGACTGAATTATCAGTTACATATATCACTGGTTCAGGTTTATTTTCGGCCACAGAAATGTATGTTGGGTTTGTTCGTGCCGGGGATCAAGGTTCGTCTGGCATAGCAACAGACCTACTGCCAGGCGCAGCATCCGCCCTGCAACTTCTCCGCGTCAACACCGCCGGAACTGCGATTGAAGGGTACACCTTCAGCGCAAATACCCA